TGGCGGGGTTTCTGTTAGAGCGTTAGCCTCTGATGTGATTGCCTCTATTACTCGGACATATTGTTTAAAGACCATCGATAACCAGGAAGTAGATACTAGCGGATATGTACCCAGTTAGGACGGTTAGGGTTAGGGTGGTTAGGGTTAGGGGAAAGGATTATAATGAATAAATTTTATTCGGAAAACAGACTGGTCCATATATTTATCTCTACACAATTTTCTCTGAACCAGTCGTTCCAGAAAGGTGTCGTTCGAGGATGATCATCGGGATTGCATATGTATATAAGTGGTTTCCCGAATCTAATATGTGTTTTGCGATGGTATTTATCTGTGGCAGTGAATTCTATCTGCGCCCCCCACCACTGCTTTTTGTTCGGCATGAATCCGAACGGTATGTCGTCCATGACAATGTACTTTGCGTCTGGGGAGAATGTCGATATGTCAGACATTCCCCCCCAGTAAATGTGTGTTCCAAGGGAGCGCGCCCACGTTGTCTTGCCAGTCCTGGTCGGCCCCGAAAGCAGCAGCGTTTTAGGACGATGCTTTCATTTTGGTCAACGTTGAGGACATGGTTATCGTATAGTATCCACGGGCATAAACCTACAGGGTTTACGAATTCGTTCGTGATATATGCGAGGAGCTGAGGTGGTAAATGGAACGTGATTCCTTCGTCGTGCACGTATGGTTCGATATGTCGGGCCTTCTTTCTGGCGTACTCGGTGATTTTGTCGTGATTTAGGACGAAGTCTCTCGGTGAAGCGTCCAGTGCTGCCTCGAGGCACTCTGATTCGGACGTTGCGTTTGCGACCCGTAACCACTTGTCTGCCTTAGGATTGAGGCTGACCTCTCCCGAGGTCCATTTGTCGCTCTCTGTGCATGGTGTCGGAAGGGCCTTATTGATGTAGTCGAAAACATCGGCCACCTGACGCACCGCTTGTATGTTTGGATGGTGGTTCTCGATGTCGAAGAATCTTTCGTTCCGGAGGTTGTACTTATCAACCCATTGGAGGAGGACATGCAGGTGATATGCGCCATCTTCGTGTGTTTCTCGAGATACTTGAATAAAAGTTGTTGGTCGAAGTGTTTTGAGGTGTTCTCCCAATGTTCTAGGTGCAATTGAGCAGCGCGGGTAGGTGAGGAAGACATTCTTAGCGTTTAGTCGGAATGGCATGGCGCTGAGTGGGATTTAGTGGCACCGTGGTTAATATTACCACGGTTGCCGGCGCCTGGCGCCACGGGTATATATACCCGTCACCCGCAAATTGGTGACATCACTCTTTTGTCACGTTACGCGCCACTCACCCGAAATGGTTATTACGCGGAGCGGAAGACGTACGTCATTTTCCCGAAATGGACTCTCCCGTGTTGGAAGCGGGTTTACCGGAATGTTCGCGCGCCGCGCTATTGGATACGGTGTACGGACTCTTGGGCGCTATGCTCGTTCGGGCGCAGGTTCTCGAACAAGAACTACGCAGAACACGAGTTCTGGTGTTGGAGTTACGACAGACCGTGATTTTAGACGGGTGTACCGCAAGAGGCGGATGCCAGCTTGGAAACGTCGCAGTTGGAAGCGATTTACTCGAAAAGTTGATGCTGTAGCGGAACGCAAGAAGGGTACTGCGAGTATTGTTTTCAACACAGTAAAGCGAGAGACGGTCCCGGACGGTCTGCAGCGGATGTATGGCATCACGCTTTTCGGATATCGTGGGACTGTCGCCGTTGGACCCGATGCGTATGATCGAGATTTATACGAGATATCTTTGTCTACGAAACCTGGAGATGGAGCTTCTGTCGCTTCGTTTAATCGCAAGATACATTTTCGATCAGCTGTTCTGGATATCACTTTCCGGAATGTGCACGCTACGAATGCGGTTGAGCTTGATCTATATGAATGGGAATGTCGTAAAGACTGCCCTTTTAATCGTTTAATCGATCTTATTCTAAATGCGCAAGGGGATCCTCTCGCACTGACGTTGACCGGAGTCAATGGACTTACACAAGACGATGTCGGCGTTACGCCTTTTCAAATCCCTGCTGCCCTGAAATATATTTCAATCATTAAGAAGACCAAAGTGTTTATTCCGTCGAGCGGAACTGCAACCTATCAGATTCGCAAAGCGAAGAATAGGTGGTGGAGCACTACGGAGATAGACGATAAACCGAGTCATTTTGCTAAGCGAGGATGGACTGTTGGGATCTGGATGGTACAGAAAGGTGTACCTGGATTGACTGGCGGGGTTTCTGTTAGAGCGTTAGCCTCTGATGTTATTGCCTCTATTACTCGGACATATTGTTTAAAGACCATCGATAACCAGGAAGTCGATACTAGCGGATATGTACCCAGTTAGGACTGGTTAGGGTTAGGGGAAAGGATTATAATGAATAAATTTTATTCGGAAAACAGACTGGTCCATATATTTATCTCTACACAATTTTCTCTGAACCAGTCGTTCCAAAATGGTGTTGTACGCGGATGTTCGTCTGGGTTGCAAATGTAAATGAGGGGTTTACCCCAACGTATGGTTTTCTTTCTATGGTACTTATCGGTGGCGGTGAATTCTAGCTGCGAACCCCACCACTGTTTTTTGTTTGGCATATATTGAAATGGAATGTCATCCATGATGAGATATGTGGACGATTCATCTAGTGTCGCGAGGTCTGACATGCCCCCCCAATAAGTGTGATATCCCAAGCTTCTGGCCCACGTGGTTTTGCCGGTTCGAGTCGGCCCTGAGAGCAACAGGGTCTTAGGACGAGTCTGTTGCCGGTAGGGTCAACAAAAACGTGGGCTTCGTTCATTATCCAAGGGAGCAGTCCTACCGGATTGGTGAACTCGTTTGCCATGTATGCGATGAGCGATTCTGGCATGTTGAAAGTTATCGCAGGATCATGTCTGTATGGTTCGATGGTCCTGCACTTCTTCCTGGCGTATTCAAGGATCTTGTCGTTCTGGAGTACGAAGTCTCTTGGGCTGGCCTCCAATGCCGCCTCGATGCACTCCTGCTCTGTGGCGGCGTTTGCAACGCGGAGCCATTTGTCGGATTTGCGTGAAAGCGAAATTGTGCCATCCTCCCATCTGTCATCCTCGGAGGGGTTAGGCGGAAGGGCCTTAAGGACGTATTCGTGGACGGAGGCCACGTCTCGTGCTGCCTGGATGTTGGGATGATGACCTCGAAAGTCGAATATTCGCTCGTTCCTGATATTGACCTTGTCAGCCCATTGGATGAGTACATGAAGATGATGTGTTCCGTCTCGGTGGGCTTCGCGAACGACGATAATATAGGAAGTGATGCGTATGCCTTTGAGGAACTCTCCCAGTGCGCGAGGTGTTTCTTCGCATCTTGGGTACGTGAGGAATCCATTTTTTGCGTTCAGTCGGAAAGGCATGTTGTATCGAGTGGGAGTGAGCGGCGCCGTGGATAATATTACCACGGCTGCCGGCGCCTGGCGCCACGGGTATATATACCCGTCACCCGCAAATTGGTGACATCACGCTTTTGTCACGTTACGCGCCACTCACCCGAAATGGTTATTACGCGGAGCGGAAGACGCACGTCATTTAGCCGCAATGGACTCTCCCGTGTTGGAAGCGGATTTACCGGAATGTTCGCGCGCCGCGCTATTGGATACGGTGTACGGACTCTTGGGCGCTATGCTCGTTCGGGCGCAGGTTCTCGAACAAGAACTACGCAGAACACGAGTTCTGGTGTTGGAGTTACGACAGACCGTGATTTTAGACGGGTGTACCGCAAGAGGCGGATGCCAGCTTGGAAACGGCGCAGTTGGAAGCGATTTACTCGAAAAGTTGATGCTGTAGCAGAGCGCAAGAAGGGCACGGCGAGTATTGTTTTCAACACAGTGAAGCGAGAGACGGTCCCGGACGGTCTCCAGCGGATGTATGGCATTACGCTTTTCGGATATCGTGGCACTGTCGTTGCTGGACCTGATGCCTATGATCGAGATTTATACGAGATATCTTTGTCTACGAAACCCGGAGATGGAGCTTCTGTCGCTTCTTTTAATCGCAAGATACATTTTCGTTCAGCTGTTCTGGATATTACCTTCCGGAATGTGCACGCTACGAATGCGGTTGAGCTTGATCTATATGAATGGGAATGTCGAAAGGACTGTCCTTTTAATCGTTTAATCGATCTTATTCTAAATGCGCAAGGGGATCCTCTCGCACTGACGTTGACCGGAGTCAATGGACTTACACAAGATGATGTCGGCGTTACGCCCTTTCAAATCCCTGCTGCCCTTAAATATATTTCTATCATTAAGAAGACCAAAGTGTTTATTCCGTCGAGCGGAACTGCAACCTATCAGATTCGCAAAGCGAAGAATAGGTGGTGGAGCACTACGGAGATAGACGATAAGCCGAGTCATTTTGCTAAGCGAGGATGGACCGTTGGGATCTGGATGGTTCAGAAGGGTGTACCTGGATTGACTGGCGGGGTTTCTATAAGAGCGTTAGCCTCCGATGTTATTGCCTCTATCACTCGGACATATTGTTTAAAGACCATCGATAACCAGGAAGTAGATACTAGCGGATATGTACCCAGTTAGCACTGGTTAGGGTTAGGGGAAAGGATTATAATGAATAAAGTTTATTCGGAAAACAAGCTGCTCCAGATGTCTATTTCTATACAATTTTCTCGAAACCATTCATTCCAGAATGGCGTGGTACGTGGATGTTCATCTGGATTGCATATATAAATGAGAGGTTTGCCGAATTTGATTTGTTTTTTACGATGGTATTTATCTGTGGCGGTGAACTCTAGCTGTGCCCCCCACCATTGTTTTTTGTTTGGCATGTAATTGAAGGGAATATCGTCCATTATGAGGTACTCTGCCTGGTCGTCGAATGTCGCGATGTCAGACATTCCCCCCCAGTAAACGTGACGCCCCAGGCTTCGGGCCCACGTTGTTTTCCCTGTACGCGTGGGACCTGAGAGCAGCAATGTTTTAGGACGATTCTGCGATTTTGCGTGTCGGTGAATATATGGTTTTCGTACAGGATCCAGGGGCAGAGACCCACCGGATTGCGGAACTCCTCGGTCATCCAGGCGATTATCGATTCCGGTACATTGAAGCTGATGTTCGGATCGTGTTGGTACAGTTCGATCCGCCTTGATTTCTTTCTAGCATAGTCCGTGATTCGATCGTGTTGTAGCACGAAATCACGGGGCGATGCCTCTAGCGCTGCGGCGATGCACTCCTCCTCTGAAGTAGCATTCGCGACTGCCAACCACTTGTCTGTCTTCTTGTTTGACGAAAACGAACCCATTGTCCAGATGTCATCGTCATTGGGTATCTCCGGAACGGCCTTAAGGATGTAGTCCCTGACGGCGGAGACGTCTCTGGCCGGCTGAATGTTGGGGTGGAATCCATTGTGATCGAACCATCTATTGTCCCTGACATTGATTTTATCGACCCACTGGACGAGCGCGTGAAGATGATAATGTCCGTCTTGATGTTTTTCGCGTACGACGAGTATGTACGATGCGGGGCGTAGCGTTTCCAGGTGTGTTCCCAGTAGCGACGGTAGCGTATCGCATTGCGGGTACGTAAGGAATACATTCTTGGCGTTGAGACGGAAAGGCATTGTGTGTCGCTAGTGGGATATGATGGCGCCGTGGTTAATATTACCACGGCTGCCAGCGCCTGGCGCCACGGGTATATATACCCGTGACCCTCAAATTGGTGACGTCACTCTTTTGTCACGTTACCAGCCACTCACCCGAAATGGTTGTTACGCGCAGCGGAAGACGTACGTCATTTTCCCGAAATGGACTCTCCCGTGTTGGAAGCGGGTTTACCGGAATGTTCGCGCGCCGCGCTATTGGATACGGTGTACGGACTCTTGGGCGCTATGCTCGTTCGGGCGCAGGTTCTCGAACAAGAACTACGCAGAACACGAGTTCTGGTGTTGGAG